GACACTGGCGTCATCGCCACTCCGGGTAACTACGAGATCACCGTTGTGGATGCAGACACCTTCACGCTGACGGATATCAACAGTGGTACAATCGCAAACGACCCTGACTGCCGCTATGTATATTCAAACTCGGATCAAACCGAGGCTCGTTGGATGGCTACGTGGCACACGGCGGCAACCGACATCTTTTTCAATGGGTTTTCAGTCCCGGCGAACGGGTTACTTGCCCGAAAGGGGGTGTATGTGTACGCAGAAAACCTAGCCTCTGTGAACGTGTACTATGGCTAAAACCCCTACATCCAAGAGAGACCCTCGCCTAGCACGGGCGGGGGTATCCGGCTTTAACAAGCCTAAGCGAACACCGAATCACCCGAAGAAGTCGCACGTTGTTGTGGCCAAAGAGGGTGACAAGGTTAAGACAATCCGCTTCGGCGAGAAGGGTGCGTCCACAGCTGGGAAACCTAAGGCCGGAGAGTCCGACCGTATGAAAGCGAAGCGCAAGTCGTTTAAGGCCCGCCACGGTAAAAACATCGCCAAAGGCAAAATGTCGGCGGCTTTTTGGGCAGATAAAGTTAAGTGGACAATCGGGCCAATTGGTGCTATATTTCTCCTATCAACAGGAGAAGCCTATGGGGAACAGCAATTTAAAAGTCGAGACTACCTGCCCACGATGCAAAGAGACGAGGGAGGCTCGTGGTGATGTCGTGCGAAAGGCGGAACGTGAGGGTAGGGTACTATTCTGCAAACCCTGCAGAAACCAAACAAGGTTCGCAGACCAAGCGCACCCTCGAAAGGGTACTGGGGTTAAGAACGACCCTGATAGACTCGCTGCGCGTAACAGCTATTACACGGCCAAACGCAGGTGTAAACTCGGGAAAAAACATCATCCTGCCTATGCCGCAGTTCTATTCAAGTTTACGTCCTTTGATGAATTTTTCGGTTTGCTTGGTCCGAGGCCTGAAGGGCACACTCTCGACCGTATTGATACCCTTGGACATTATGAACCGGGAAATGTACGGTGGTCCACGTATTCTGAACAATCCTCCAATCGGATGCCAAATGGGTATTGGGTAGATGGTGATGGCTCGCAGCTCCATGGGCAAACAGCTCACAGGCAATAAGAAACCTGCCACCACAAAGGCGAAGCGTGCGGGAACGAAAAAAGGTAAACAGGTTGTGGCACAACCGAAGAAGGTCGCTGCCAAGACTGCCAAGTATAGGAAGAAAAGCTGATGGCTGTTGTAGTCCCACCAATGTCTGAGCTGTTCGAGGAGGCTTACGAACGTGCTGGCCTAGAAATGCGCTCGGGGTATGACCTGAAGACTGCGCGCCGTAGCCTAAACATTATGACACTCGAGTGGCAAAACCGAGGTCTGAATCTATTTACGATTGAGGCGGGAACCCTGCCTCTCGTTGCTGGCGTGTCCACTTACACACTTCCAGCCGACACCATCGACATCATCGAACACCAGCTGCGTATCAACCCCACAGGGGCGCAGCAGACAGACACCTCCATGGAACGCATGAGCGTGGCTACGTATGCCCAACAGGGTAACAAGCAGACACAGGGGCGCCCGTCGCAGATCTATGTGCAGAGAAACTCCACGAACGTGCAGGTCACACTCTGGCCGGTTCCAGACGCGACAACCTCGTACACATTGGCCTACTACAGGCTCCGTGGCATTGATGGGATTGCAGCGGGTATCGGTGGCGCCACCGAATCAATACCTCCTCGTTTTGTCCCTGCCCTTGTTTCAGGGTTGGCCTATTACATTGCCATGAAGAAGCCTGAGGCCGCGGCGCGGGTCTTGCCTCTCAAGCAGGAATACGAGGATCAGTTCCGTATGGCAGCTCGTGAGGACGAGGACCGCTCAACCCTGCGCATCGTTCCGTTTGCTATGGGAGGTATGTGATGCCAGCCTACTCAAGTGGCAAGCACGCATACGGTATCTGTGACCGCAGCGGATTCCGTTACAAGCTGGAGGATCTCGTTTGGGAGGTTCAGCACGGTGTTCGGACAGGCTTGCGCGTGGGTAAAGACATGTTTGACCCCGACCAGCCTCAGAATTTCATTGGTAGGGTCAATACGACAGACCCTCAATCTCTCCTCAATGCACGTCCAGATGTGGACCCGGGTCGAGGTTTGTGGGGCTGGGCCCCTGTAGGAAACCCCGCTCAGAGCATGAGTGGGACTGTTGGAACTTTAACTGTAGTCATAGGAGACTGAAATGAAGAGCAAGAACACTGCGCCTGCAAAGTCGCTTCGACCTAAAGAACGCCCCATGGATATGACCCCTAAGGGTGAAAAGGGTGATTCCGACCTTATGAAGATGCGCGACAAAGACAAAGCGACCAAGAAGGCATATGGTGCCAAAGTCAAAAAGATGGCCAAAGGTGGAAAATGTCGTGGCATGGGTGTAGCAACCCGTGGCGGCGAATACAAAATGGGGTAAGTTCTGATGAACTATACTGAGCTGGTCACAGCGATCCAAGACTACACGCAGAATGAGGAGACGAGTTTCGTTTCCAACATTCCTAACTTCGTCGAGCAGGCGGAAGAGCGGCTTAACCGCTCTATTATGGTGCCTGAACTACGGAAGAACGTATCTGCTGCTACCACCAGCGGTAATTGGTATCTAGCCCGGCCCGCTGACTTTCTCTCAGTGTTTTCCTTGGCTGTTGTGGACTCGTCTGGAGACTATTCGTTTTTGCTCGACAAGGACGTTAATTTTATCCGTGAGGCTTACCCCGCCACGGGTAATTCAGGGCTCCCGCAGTATTATGCCCAGTTTGACGGGGACACCACTACAGGGGAAGGTAACTTTATCCTCGGCCCTACTCCCAACGCCGCGTATACAGTCGAACTGCATTATTACTACGACCCACCCTCGATCGTGACCACAAACACATCTTGGTATGGTGATAACGCTGAATCTGCGCTATTGTACGGTTCATTGATAGAGGCGTATACGTACATGAAGGGTGAGGCGGACCTCATCCAGCTGTACACCACTCGTTACGGAGAAGCCCTTGGTCAACTTACCGGGGTACAGATTCGTAGCGGAACAGACGAATACAGAGATGGTAAGCTCTAGCACAGAGCCCCGCAGCACAGATAAAGGAGCTCGATATGGCTTTTACAGGTAACTTCATGTGTACATCATTTAAGGAGGAAATCCTCCAAGCGGTACACAACTTCACTGCCTCGACAGGCGATACATTCAAACTCGCGTTGTATACCAACAGCGCGTCGTTTACTGCAGCGACCACTGCGTACACGGCAACCAACGAGGTCGCTAACTCTGGCTCCTATTCGGCAGGGGGTGGTACGTTGGTTAATGTGACGCCAACAAGTTCGGGAACCACTGCGTTTTGTGATTTCGTTGACCTCAATTTTACGTCGGCTACTATCACCGCACGCGGTGCTTTGATCTATAACAGTAGTGCGGCGGGCAACCCCACTGTTGCGGTGCTAGACTTCGGCGCGGATAAAACTTCTACAAACGGTACGTTTACGATCCAATTCCCAACAGCGGACGCCACGAACGCGATTGTTCGTATAGCTTAAACATGAGGTTCATCCATGGTCACGTTTGTCAACAGAGCCAAAGTCGCTACTGCCACTACAGGCACAGGCACAATCACGCTTGGCTCTGCTGAGAGTGGCTACCAGACGTTCGCTGATGCGGGCTTAGTTGACACTAATGTTGTCCGCTATGTGATTGAGGACGGCACGGCTTGGGAGATTGGTTCAGGCACCTACACGGCGTCCGGGACCACTCTGTCACGCACATTAGGGGAAAGCTCCACAGGTTCCCTACTGAGCCTCACAGGGGCAGCCGTGGTGTTTGTGGCTGCAACGGCGGACGATATTCAACAGCCCCCTTCCGAGGGGCCTTTCGTTGACGGCGACAAGACAAAGCTAGACGGTATTGAGGCATCTGCTGACGTAACTGACACAGCCAACGTCACTGCCGCAGGTGCTTTGATGGACAGTGAGGTGACAAACCTTGCCCAAGTCAAAGCATTTGATGAGACGGACTACGCCACTGCAGCGCAGGGGACCAAAGTAGATTTCTTGACGGTCACACAGGCGGTCGATCTGGACCAAATGGAGACCGACATTGCCGCCCTCGCAAACGGCATGGTGTACAAGGGTGATTGGGACGCGTCATCAGGCAGCTTCCCCGGTTCAGGATCAGCACAGACTGGTTGGTTCTATTATGTTTCGGTAGCGGGAACGGTTAACAGCATATCGTTTGCGGTGGGGGATAACATTGTTGCCACAACCGACAACGCTTCTACCTCTACTTATGCAAGCAACTGGTCAAAGCACGACCAAACAGACGCCGTACAAGCGGTTGTTGGGCTAACGGGCGCGATTGTTAAAAGCGCACTGCTATCCGCGTTGAACGTAGAAGACGGTGCAGACGTCACCGATACAACTAATGTAGCTTCTGCTGGTGCCTTAATGGACAGTGAACTTGCAAATATAGCTGCTGTTAAAGCTCTCAATCAATCTCTTGTAACAACTTCTAGTCCCACCTTTGACACAGTTAATGCCACAACCTTGCTGGGAGATGGTTCGGGTATTACTGGTGTTGATGCCTTCAAGCCCACAACTGTAACAGGCACGACCCCTAGCCTTAACGTGGGTAGCTTTAACTACTTCGACAACGGCTCCCTCACAGCAGATACTACTGTTAGCTTTGCTTCTGTTCCTACGGATGCCCGTTGGAGCTATAGC